TGGTTAGGCGCCTACTGCCATTTATCAATTAAACTCATCTTGTCAATACATGCCGTCAATCTTCGCAATATAAACAACCACGAAACAAAGGAAATAAAATGAATGATATAGAAAAATATACAAAAGACTTAGAGGGCTTAGCTCCAGGTGATACGATTGAACTACTGGGAGAAGATGTATTCGTGGTCTCTATTAACAAGAGAAGACCTCTCAATAAGAGCTTCTCTGATCTTTGCTTGGTCGTTCGAGTCGCATATTGGAATGAGGGGCAATTTACTGTCATGGATGTCACAGGTCCTGACCTAATCTTACTGAAGGTGACGGATCGTGATGGTCTCTCTGCTCCACAATATAGCTGATTAAAGGAAATAGAAACAAGATATGAAACAGAAGAAGATCATAACGGAACAAACGAAACCGAACCCGAAGCCACAAGCGGCGACAGCACAAGAGAAACCGAAGCCCAAGCCAGTTAGCGTCGATCGGGTAAAAAAGAAAATGAACGATATAGAAAATAACCCAGAGCCATTAGATGGATTTGCTATCGGAGATAAGAAGACAATCATGGGTGTCGAGGTACAGATTACTTATTCTCAAAAAAGCGGACAAAATAATATTCGGTCATGGCCCACAGCCGTGAACATAGCTGCATGGAGAGGGAACGATCTAATGATTAAAACTCTCTGTGGCGATGACCTCAATTTACTAGATGGGTACGATGGCGAGAAAGACCCATAAGCATTACGCAGAAGAGTTCGGTGTGTCTGAGCGAACGTTTCGTGACTGGCTGGAGCAGGGAGCGCCGTATATGAACAAGCCGAAGATGCTGACTTGGTTAAACAACTTACAGCACAAGACTCGGCACGTAAAAGCGTATCTAAAAAAGCATCGCATTTCACCTCTCCCGACAAAGAAGGATGTCTTGAAATCTAAGGATGGTCAGACGATCGAGGATTTTAGAGATCATTATAGTAAGGAGTTGTCTATAGCTACTAGGACGAACGACCAATCCCAGATTTCATTTTGGGCTGATTTGTATTTGAAGGCGGCTGAATCAATTCGGCGTAGCGAGATACACGCGGCGAAGCTCGGAGTGGAGACTGGCGCAACCTTACCGCGCGAACGGGTCGAGCAGATAATATGCGACATGTGCTATTCAGGGAACGCCTGCATTCAAAGTGTGATGACTATGATTTGCCAGCATCTTTCTGGTCTCGATGATCCGGTGGAAATCTATGATGTCTTGATGCCAGCGATTGTCGGAGGCCGTCTCTTCTCTGGACTTGATAAGGTCTCGAAATTGAGCGGCACGCCTGGATTGCCTGATTGGGTGATTGCAGCTTACCAGAAGGAGGCCGGTCAGTATCTTGGAAATCCTGAGTTACTTTGGCCAAAGGAAAAGAAGAAGAAGAAGACTAAAACTAAAACTAAAAAGAAAGAAACAAAATGAATGAAGATACACCTAGAACAAATGAAGTATGGAAGGATGTCACTTTCACAGATACTCACATGGCAGGAGCAGGTCTGTGTGTCTTCTGGTTTCAGGCTCTGGAGAAGATGCGAGATCATGCCCGACAGTTGGAGCGCGAGGTAGCTACCTCGAATATGATTGCTGCGAAGTTGGAAGTTTCTCTCAACCGTTCTAAGGTTCATACAAGATACAGAACATGAATGATCTAATTACATGGGTAGTGGTCTGGCCATTGGCTTGCATTCTTGGCCGGTACTATTCTGCGAAGACTCGAGAGATTCAGGGCAGACCACACCTAGTTGAAGCTCAGCGTGATCGTGCTCTGTTTGTTGAGGCGTTAATCTACGTCGTCGTGTTCGTTCTTATCTTGAAGGATTTAAATGGTTAATCTGTTGAAGCTCAAGACCGTTGACCCGGTAGTCTGGTGTGAACGAAACATTCAACTGGACTACGGGAAGTTTGACTCGAAGAAGCATCCGTTGATGCTCGAGCCGCTTCGTGCCGGAGCCCGCATGCGCGGTGGTATGGTCGGTGTTATTGGGAGTGTTCAAATTTTCAAGACTTTGCTTGCTGAGATATTGCATTTATACCGTGCTCACGCTGCGCCCGCTCGCGCTGCGCACTATGATTTAACATTGGCGGCGGTGAAGTCATTTTCAGAAGACAAGTTTCAACCACTGCTGAAGAATACAAAGGTGGTAATGAACGTGATCTTTAAGGATCGAAAAAGTCAGACGACTTACTACACCGCAATGCCCTTCGGCTTTATCCGGTTGGCGTCTGCTAATATTTTGGCGCACCGAAATTCAAAGACATTTGAATTTATAACGTTGGATGAGTCATGGGATTATGAGCCATCATGGATAAAACAGATCCGAGATCGAACGACAAGTTACACATGGAGTTGGTCAATTTATTTGGCGACTACTGGCCAGACATTAGGCACTGAGTTAGACGATCTATGGAATGAATCAACTCAACGTACATGGCATGTGAAGTGCGACCACTGTCATAATGAAATCCCCTATGTTTGGAGTTCGAAGGATGGAGATTACAATCTAAAATTTGCGACAGGCGAAGAGGCTCGCAACAAAGACGGCGGAATAAACTATGACAACATTCGTGCTTCAGTTGGGTACAAATGCCAAGAGTGTGGAGAAATTATGCCTTACAATGCTGCGGACGTCGATCGGAGGAATCTTGCTGGTCGTTACATACAGATGAATCCTGATGGCGATCCGAAGATCGACTTTTATCATTACAATGCACTTGCTCGAGATTCTTGGATAGACCTCGCGGTAATATGGACTCAAGCTACTGCTTCGAAGAATCGCGGGAGCTTGGACGATCTCGAGAACTTTGTGCGCAAGCGTCTCTGCGAACCATGGGACGAGATCAAGCATGTAGCTGTTTCAGATGACATTGAGAGTAAGGGCGACTATGATCTCGGGACGACGTGGCCGGACGCACTACACACCTTTTGCACAATCGATGTTCAAAAGGATCATTTCTATATAGTGATTCGAGCCTGGGCTCGGAATGCTAAGTCCAGATTGATACATGCTGAGAAGTGCGTGAGTGATTTGCACATTGTAGAAATCTGCGAAAAGTGGGGACTCTTACAAGGCGGCATCGATCCTGAACAGGGAGGGTGCCAAGTCTTTGTTGATGGTAACTATAACCATGTAGAAGTGGAGCGAATTTCCGCGAAGAATGGTTGGTTGGTTCTTCGCGGTGAGGACTGCAAATTATTTCGGCATGATGATGGGACGTATAAAATCTATAGTAGTATTCAATATCTTGATACCTGGCAAGGAACAGACATTAAATCAGGAGCAGTAAAGTACTGTGGACAGTTTCGATATTCAGTGCCTCAGACCAGATTGCGATTGTCTACGCTTCGTGGAATGCTTGAACCGGAACAATTGTGGACCTATGCTCAGGACGTCGGTGATAGTTATGTAAAACAACTGAATTCATGGATTCAGATTGCAAAGGAAGACCCTCGAACTGGTAGAACTTTCTATGATTTCAAGCGAGCGCACGGGCGACATGATCACTATTACGATTGCGAACGGATGCAAATTGTTTGCGCTGCGATGGCTGGCTTGATTGGTAAGGACATTATTACAGAAGATGAGAAGAATGAAGCAACGAATGCAGAGGTTTAACACCCAGTTCCGTTATCGGAATCCCCATGTCCGGAAATCTGAAGATCAGTTTGCTTGACACAAGAACGCATAATAATGCGTGCTTTTATTTTTCAAGTTTGGGTTCATGCCGGTAAGACTTATGCGTTGACACTTGCTGCGCTGGAAACCCTTGCCTCAAATCAATTTGATACTGCCGAGCAGGGCGGTCGAGTCATCGTGTCATCTACCGTTCAGGGGCAATCGTTTACATGGGAGATTCCCGAAGGGCAGACCCCCGCAGATTTCTCCCAGATTGTCTATGAATCTTGGTCTTTTATACAGAAAGGCGGCACTTCAGGCGCGGCTATGACAGACGCACAGCTTGAAGCATATTTAGTCGATGCTGGCAATGAGGTGACCGATAGAACCGTCGGAGTTTTCGCTCAACAAATAAGATAATGGCCATAAAACCACTCAAAGCATTTAATACCCGAGCAAAAAATGCAATTTTCTCATTTTTTGGAGGTGACGATTTGTATCCTACCGCATCGGAGAGCGCACAGCGTAGAACTCAGGGCGATCTAAATGCCGACATGCTCGACATCATGAGCCGTAATAAAATTCGACTTCTAAGAAATGATGCTCGATATATCTACGCGTCAAGTAGTGTTGTTAATGGTGCTGTTAAGCAGAAGGCGGGAAAGGTGTACGGTCAATCGTGGCGTTTTCAATCTCATTCTGAGGATGAGGATTTCGTAAAAGCGGTGGAGGCCGATATGGAATTGATCGACACTATGGTTGATATTCGTGGGCCTCAGTATTCATTCCGCCGGAATATTAAGATTGAATCCAAGAACCTTGATATTGATGGTGATTTCTTTGTGTTGTTGACTGAAACAAAGGCAGGCTTTCCTCGCTTGCAATATTTGGAAGCTCATAGGATTAGCCTGTTCAATAACAGTTTTGAAGATATTGTTGAATCTGGAGCTTACAAAGGTCTGAAGATTAAGAATGGAATCATTTACAATGAGTTTTCATTTGAGGTCGCATATCGTGTTATTACGGAAGGCGGAAATAACTTTAGGGATATTTCTTCGCGTGATATGATTCATGTTCTTGACCCCGATCATTTTAGTCAGGGACGAGGAATACCATCGATTGCTTCAGCTATGTTGGATTGGTATGATTTGGCAGAAGTCCGAAACTATGAGCTTTTATCTCAGAAGATAAATGCTGCAATTACTATGAAGGAAACGACCCCTTCTGGTACAGCTGATGAAGCAAGGAGATTGGTTGGCGGACAGGGCGGAGCCTCGGTTGCCCCGTTTCAATCTGAAATGATGCACGGCGGCATGATTCGATATTTAAAGAATAGTTCATCACTTGAAGCTCACGAATCAAATAGGCCGAGCGAGGGATTTTTGAAGTTTACTAAAAAGGTCGAGGAAGGCGCGTTTTTCGGTATGGGGTGGCGTCGCGAAATGCTTGACTCTAAGGATGTTGGAGGCGCGGGTGTGCGAGCATTTCAGCGCGATATTAACGATTCAATTTATGATAGAGTTGAGGTCTTGGCTCGGTATCAAAAGCGCATGGCTGTTTACATTATCGCCAAGCGGGCGAAGCAAGGCATCTACGAATTGCCGGAGGATTGGTTTAAATGTAGCTTTACAAGGCCGCGCGAATTCACCGTGGACGACGGGAGGAATCGCCAAGAAGACCGCAATGACCTACGGGCAGGGCTGGCAAGTGAGTCTGAAATCTTAATAAAACGAGGACATGACCCAATCGCGTGGACAACGACCCGTGCTGTTTATTTGCAGGATCGAAAGAAAATAGCAGAAGATCACGACCTTACCCCAGAAGAGCTTGGAACAACGGCACAGCCAGGAGACGTTGTTGTTTCTAATGTTGAAGAATCTGAAGATAACAAAAACACGAATACTTGACACAAACCATACATATTATGAACACAACGAAAACTTGGTTCTCAATGAGCCGCAACACTGGTGCTGAAGGCAAGCAGTCTTCTGAAGCTGAAATCAATCTCGACGATAAGATCGGCATGTTTGGTATTACCGCAAAAGATTTCATCGATGGACTAAAAGAAATCGGGAACGTAGATACAATCAATGTTCATATTTCATCCGGGGGAGGTTCTGTCATTGAAGGTCACGCGATTTTTAACGCACTTCAGAGGCATGAATCAAAAGTTGTTATACACATTGATTCTCTGGCCGCTTCGATGGCGTCAGTAATTGCAATGGCTGGTGATGAAATAAGGATGGCAGCAAATGCGTTGTTTATGATTCATAACCCTTGGACAATGAGCATGGGGGATGCGGATCAACTTCGCAAGGACGCGAAATTACTTGATAAGATGCAAGCCAATATTCGTAACAGTTATTCTCGTTCAAATCTAAGCTCTGAAGAGATCGAAGATGCAATGAATGAGACTACCTGGTTCACTGCTGAAGAAGCGCTTGAAGCTGGTTTTATTGATTCAATTGGTGAAGAAAACCTCGCCGCCGCGTCGATCGAAGACTTTGAAACGTCTAAGAATTTCGATCTACCAAGGGCGAAGATCGACGGTATAAAAATCAAATGCCAAGAAAAGCAGCTTGAAATACTCAATGACAAACTTGCAGACATAACCGAAGAATTTGTGATCGCTAAAGCACAGATTAAAACTTCAGACGATCTCGCGGAAGTGGTCACCTCAGCCCACAAGGCACAGCTTGAATTGATGAATGATTTACATAAGTCGCAGCTTAAAGAAGCAACTGAGAAGACTCAGAAGGACATTTCCGATAAGGCAGCCGAGGTAATAGAATCCCTCGGAGTCCCCCCTGTTGATGAAACTATAAATGAAGGCTCTATTGATGAACCTGCTAAAAAGATGACACCAGAAGACTTTTGGAAAACGTATCACGATCTACAAAAAGAGCGTAAGTTCATCGAATGTCAGGACTTTTACTCTAAAAACAAACATGTTCTCGAACAAATCCTCAAATAACCACAACAACTAAACATTATGGCTAATACAGTAGCAGGCGTAAATATCGCACAAATCGCCCAGGAAAGCATACCCGCTCTGACGGATTTATTCGCTCCCTTGGCTGCACTAACAACAGACTTCTCTTCGGACATTTCGTCTACTGGAGAATCTGTGACAACTCGAATCCCGACCGAAGTGACCGCAGGTGATATGACGACTGGTTATGAAACCAATGCAACTGACGTCGTAATGGTTGCAAAGACCATCACTTTGAATCAGTTTAAGGGGTTCAGCTATGCGTTTACTGATTTAGAACGTAGCAAGTCTAGTATCGACTTGAACGCTTTATTCGTTGAACCGGCTTTAGAAGCTGTCGGTGAAGACGTATTTGGTTTCGTTTGGAATCTAATCACAGCAGCTAATTTCAGTACGGACAAAGTGGTCACAGCGGCCAATTTTGATCGTGACGATATAGTCGATTCTGGCGCAGTCTTGACGGCTGCAAAAGCACTCAGATCCGGACGTTCTGTATTCTGTAATGAAACTTACTATGCAAGTCTTGTGAAGACGCTTAATAGCGCAGAGTTCCCAGGCATCATACAAGAAAAGGCCGAGGCAATTGTGCCGCGTGTTGCTAAGTTTGACATTCACGAAACTAACCTTGCAGATGCAAATGGAGAAAATCTTGCAGCATTTGCCTTCCAGAAGAATGCTTTACTCTTTGCTGGTCGTACTGTCATTTTCGATGAAACGGCGGCAAGGGCCGGTGTCGAGATGGAAACGGTTATTGTTCCGGGGCTTGGACTTCCTGTCCAATTCCGTAGCTGGTACAATCCAGATGGTAAACTATTCTTCAACATGAGCGTTCTTTATGGAGCTTCTGTCGGAGTAGGGACAGCCGGAGAACGTATTAAAACCGCCTAAATCATTTGATGCCCTTCTAATCCGGGGCATCTTTTAACTTTTAAAAAATTATGTTTAAACCATCTGTCACAATCCACCGCGCTGAAAATGGCGACGTTAAGGTTTTGGAATGTTCGTTGGATGCAGACGTATGCGTGAAGGCGTATAAGGAATGCACCGAACCAGGCGAAGTTGTTTATATCCGAAAGGGTCACACCGATAAGCAGAAGAAGATTCAATCGAAAGCTGAAATCGAAAACAGGGCAAATCATCTGGTTAATATGGCGAAGACTTTTGCCAATGCTCGTTTGATTCAAGCTGAGAAGAAACTGAAGGAATTGAAGAAGCAGGTGAAGAAGGCTTCTTCAATTATTGATGAACTTAAAGGTAAGAAACCTGGAACTGCTAAGGAAAAGAAAGCTGCAAAGGCTGCTGAAGATCCTGAAGATCCTGAAGAAAAACTATAAAAAGTAATTCTACCAGTCACATATTATCGCAACGCGCGGCTCGCTCAATTACGGGCGAGCCGCACTTTTTTATACAATGAGTTTTTTTAGTGATAATCAATCAGCCCTAAAAGCCGCCGTCTCTGTTATGGGGGAAACGTTTACTCTCGGTAAGCATGCGGGCACTTTTAAAGGCGTCTTTAGGGGAGAGTTTGCTCCGGAGGATTACGATGTAATCCAGGGGCACAATTCAAAGGTCACTGATATGGTGACGGTTGAGAAATCTCTATTTACAAAGGGTGCCCCCCCTACTGTTGACGAGGATCTGGAAAAGACAGATGGCTCTCGTTTTGTTATTACTATGGTTCAAAATAGCAACCCGGCATCATGGGATTTGGAGATCAGTAAACGTAATGTCTAAAAGCTTCTCAGTGGATGACACATTATTTCGAGCACAAGCGAAGAAGCTTATAAGAAAGCTCAAGCTTGATGAGCCCACTGTAGTTAAGGAGCAGGCTGGATTACTTGCCCAGTTACTTACAAAGATAACGCCACCATTCAAGTCGTTTCCGAAATTAAGGGGAAAGGCGACTTACGCCACGGGCGGCTCTAAGGGTGCTGGTATAAAGTCAGTGAAAGTTGGATTCAATCGCGCAATTCTACGCATCGGGAAATTGAACTCATGGAAAGATAAAGGGATGAGGGCGGCTATTCGTCGGGGTGATACCGACTTCTTGCAGAAACGACTTGAACACATGCCAGGGTCGAATAAGCACGGGTTGCGTGTCGAGAAATATAGTGACAACATACGTAACAAGCAGCGCAATGCTCGCGGGCGTGTCGCGCGCGGAACGACGCCAATCGTCGCCTTGCAAAATGTGGATGTGGATAGGGGGCTGAAGCGTGCCGTTGGAAATGTTGGCATTGCGAAAGCTTCCTTGGCCTCAGCAGCATTTAAACTTGGCCGTCCAAAACCTCCGAGGTGGATTTCTCAACATTTTTCAAAGGTTAGATCGAGAGTGAGAGTTTCTAAAAACCCTGCGATCGCCACCTTTAAGGCAACTGCAAAGGGGTTAGATGTTGCTGCTCGGAACCTTATATTTGTTGAGAAATTTCGTATGACTGCAATGGTTAAGAACTTAGAGAAATTGATAAAGTTCAATGCGAAAAAGGCTGGATTTAAAACGAAATAAATTATGAACATTCTAAATTACGATTTTGAGAGCGCACTAGAACAGGGGTTCAAAACCCTATTTGATGCATCATATGTTGAGCTTCGTATTGCTGACGATCTTGGTCAGGGAGAATTGCCGGATGAAACTGTTATGCTCGAGATTGACGTTGGCGGTGCTATCTCAGACGAGCGTTTAAATATTGCGGGGGAGTATGATCATTACTCAGGAGTACTTACTGTGACAATTTTGACGCCGCGCGTATCTGGTGACGAAGGTCCCACAAATGCTGGATTTAAGAGCCGTCATCGTGAATTAGTCGCCACCGCTCGACAGTTATTGGAAGAGATTGGCGCTTCAGAACTTTCAACATATTGGTCAGGGGCTCTGTCCCCAACGAAAATAACTCCGACGGGCACGGAGCGCGGCAACGACGAAGGTAAGCAACAATCAATTTTAACTTATGCGATGCAATTCCGCATTGCTTGACACAATCCCCCAAAGTAAATCAACCCAACTTAGATTATGGCCTTACCTTCAGCATCTCCCGCAAATTTTCCATTCGGACTTGATATTGTAACTATCAATGTGATTACATACATTGCGAATTCAATCGACATTGAAAGCGAAATGACCCGCGGGATTAACCGCACTGACAAAGATGGTGATTGGGTAGAACAGCAAACCCGTGCATCTTCTGATCCAATCGAAGGCACAATGACTCTACAGAAGGCTCTTACTTCGACGGCATTTCCAGAAGCAGGCGTTGAGTTTTCTCTCGATTATGATGACAGTGGAACAGCGTCAACTTTGCGTGTTCTGAATGTCAAGGCGAGTCGCTCTAAAGATGAAGCAGATGTATTTGAAATCGGCGTTCTAGTTGTAGCTTACCAAGCATAATATTATGTCTGATCTGATAAGCATTACATTACTTTCTCAGCATCGAATTCGAGGTAAGATGGAAGCAAAAGATGTGCAATGTGATATTCATAGAGGCGTCGCAGATGACCTCGTTAATCGTGAAATTGCAGTTTTTACAAAGATTTCTAAAAACACGAAATTAAAAAATGAGCCTACCGAAGCAGAAAACGCAAGCGACGGCGGCGAATAATTACGCAACCGTAAAAAAGGAAATTGAAGAAGATCGATTGCACGCATGGTCGAGTGCCTCGACCTTTTTGATTGGAGAGTTTGAAGTTAGCCCGCTTACACTACGTTCGGAATGTGATTTATCGCTTTCCAATAATGCTGTTACAAATGGCATGGAAATTACCGACGGCGACTTAGCCGCTTATATCTGGAGACATCTTCCTGATTTTGGGGATGAGATAAAGCGGAAACAGTTTATAAAAAAGTTCAGTGCTGCAAAGGACAAGGAAGGCATGGTTAATGATTGCCTTGAACATTACACGGAGGCTTTTGAAGATACGCCGAACAGCTCATCATTTGGCGGCACACATCGTAATAGTACGTTGCCGTCCATTCCATCAATTGCATTCTTATGTGATGAATACGGAAGTGCCTATGGAATTGATCCGCGCGAAGTTGCTGACATAGATTTACGCATTGTATTTCAAGCATGTAGGGCAATACGAATGAGAACTAGTGACGCTAAATACTCAGAACCTAAAAGACTTAGATCGGCGAAATCAGAACTTTTAAAAGCACATGGCTAAAACTACAATAATGACAAAGCTGGGGCTGGATACCACTCAGTTCCAGCGCGGGATGGCAGGGAGTATGAAGCTCCTAAAGTCATTTGCTCGGGCAGGAGCAGTGCTTGTAGTGGGAGCCATCGGGTTAATGACTCGAGCCGCGATCAATCTGGGCAGTCGAATCTCTGATATGTCCATCCAGCTTAATATCGGGACGACTGCGCTTCAATCACTTCAATTTTCCGCCATAAAAGCTGGTGTCGAGGTTGGCATACTTGAACGAGCTTTACGTAATGTTCAAACACGAACAAGCGAAGCGATCAATGGGAACAAGCGATATGCTGAAGCTTTTGACCGCCTTGGAATCAACATAAAAGCTTTCGCTGAATTATCGATTGAAAAGAGATTGGAGGCCATTGCTATTGCTCAAAGTAACGCGACTGATAAAGCTTCAGCATATAATGACATTGCGATTATTTTAGGTGAAAGAGCCGGTCCTAAAATGCAAGAAATTTTGAAGGAGCTTGCAGGCCCCGGAGGGTATCAGGGGTTAGAGGAAGCCGCAAAGGATGCAGGTCAAGTAATGACAACGGATACGATCGAAAGGATGGACAAGGTCTCTGATCGTATCAAACTTACAAAGAACTGGTGGACTGTTCTCACTTCGCATATCTTATCTGTAGTTGTTCCTGCCTTTGGCGTGTTAGGTGGATGGGTCAGAGCTGTTGGACAGGCTTTGATTTTACTTGGGAAAGATGTATTTTCCTTCGGGAAAGCTCTTGCCGTCATTGTGACCGGTGCGATGCAACCCGCCATTTCTGCTTTTGAATCACTCGGCCTTGCAGCACTCGCGGCGAAGGCGGCGATACAGGGGCAATTTGCAATATCTAAGGAATTATTTAAGGCTGCAAAAGATGCGATCGCTGAAGTTAAGGATGAGATCACTGACATGCCCAGCGTTATTTCAGACGCTTTTGGAGTCTTTAAGGATGAAGCTTCAGACGCTTTAGATGTTTTCGGTGAAAAGGCAGAAGAGATTGACGATCAAATAACTTCCGACTGGAACAACTTAGTTGGTACAATTCGTGGTGTTGAAAATGCAGTCGATAAAGTGGGAGAAGCGGCTGACAAGGTCAGTGAATCTAAACTTTTTAATGGAGACAATGCAGATATTCTAAGCGGCAAGGGTAGTTCTAAGAAGAAAACAAAGGAAGATCGTCAAGCGGAGAAGTCGTTTGAAAAAGGAGACGTCAACCGCGATTCAATTCTAACGGATAAGGAGATTCGCGCACAAGAGCGTGAGGGAAGGAAGCAAAAATCTGGAGCTAGAAGGGCAATGACGCGAGCAGTTCACGAGGAATCTACTGTCGACATGCGTCAAAGACGATCAGGTCGAGATGACAGAATGACTACCCGCGAACAGGCGGCTGGTTTATTCAACACTACTGCGGGGAGACCTGGCTCAGGGCAGCTTGCCATGGCCGCGCAGGCAAAAAAGCCAGTTGATCCGGCAGCAGCTGAATCGAAAAAACAAACTGAAGCATTGAAGAGCATGGATGAAAAAATGAACATACTTGGAAAATTAGATGCATCGCTAAGCGGAGATTAAATTATTATGGCTTTACCTTCTGGAGCAACCTTTACAACAGCGAAAGTCACAAATGCATGGACTGAATACCCGCTCAGGAACTTAGGCGATGCTGCGACTAAGATTTATCACCACACTATGCAAGTTGCAGTGTTGAGCTATGCCCCCTTAGACGATGACGACGTGATGACTGATGCAGGAGAGAAGCCGTCGGGTTCTCCTTTTGGAGACGATGCGGGAGCCTTCTATATTGGAGATTCAATCCCTCGGCCTATTGATGGGGGGCGAGTTGAGTTTGTTCGGTCATTTGCAAACATACCAGCAAACAGAACCGATCCAAATGGACTTTATGTGTTTAATTTATTCACAGGCACAGCAGAGTTTTCTTTTGAAAAGACGGGAAGTCCTCCATTTACAGTTACAGGCAGTCAGGGAAGCTGGGGTGTGACGTTTTCTTTAACGGAAGAAGAGTCGGAAAATTTTTCAGTAGGTGATACAATTGCGATTATTTATACTATGTGGTACATAGAAGGCTTCCGTTATACGGACTTGGCGGGCGATGTTGACGAAGTGAAATTTCTACAATTTACTGTCGATTCGAAAGTCGGAAGCAATTTTACATGTTCGCTGATATATCCAGATGGATTTACAACATTGACTAAAGATCCTGACCTGAACGCTTGGAAAATTGTAAATATCTATCAACCAGCCCGGCCTGAGTCTTCGACTGTCAACTCTCCGAGTTTTTTAAATTATCGTTATGTAAAGACTTCAGACCCCTCAACGATTGTATTAGCCAAAAAGTTCGAGCCTGTGGATCTGGAGGGCGTGCCCACTAGCGTCATAACTCAAAGCACAACGTCGCCAAGTCAATCGGCATATATGGCAATTATTGATAATGCTGAGATTATTGCGGCTGAAGATGAGGCTGTGAATCCGCTTCCTTGGCGTGGAAACATTTACGAAGTGTCTCAAATTATGGTCAAAGCCGTATGAGCAAGTCTGCAAGAGCTAAGCTTGGGAATATCCTGGGGGCGATGGGGTATAGTCATAAGAAAATTCTCAAAGCAATTGGATATCCGAAATGCAAAGCAATCTCTGTTTCATTACCATCCTGGGCAGGCTCAAGTCTTCATGATTCAATTATAGTAAAGGAAGGGGAAACTCAGATAACTGTAGCGCTTTCTGAATCGAAGGAATCAAGCATAGCTCCGCCGGTATTTCCTCTCTTATCGCATATTGAGTTTCCCGGTATTTTCGTTTTTCAGTTTAGATATTCCGATAAAATGATCCGTAAGATTATTTCTACTGGGCCTGTGTCTATACCAGAAGCACCGGGTTGGATGGGAATCAATTTTATAGAACCTAAATATCCAGTTTCAGCGTAAAAATTGACACGGGCGTGCTTAGTAAATGAGCAACACTCTAACAGTAAACACCGCGAGAGCGAATGTGAATACAGCACTAGCCGCAAGTATTTCTCAACCGTTCACACCAAAAACATTCCCTACTATAACTTTCGGTGAAACTGTTGACGTGACACTTTTCTTAGTTGATAGTGCAGGAAACTATGATTCTCGCAGTGGGGATGCCACATATACGCCTCGAATTTCGGTTACGCTCCCATCGTTAGAACCTACAAGTGGGACGTTTACCATTAACGATGGGACGGATACGATCACGGCTGATTATGATGTGAGCGAAGTTGATCTTGAAACTGCGTTAAACGCAATGAATACAAATACCGGTCCTTTCGGGGATACGGTGACAGTCAATAAGTTTTCAAATGGAGTGTTTCAAATTCTATTTGATACGGTAGGGGCTCAAGTCGCACTCATCGTCAATGCTTCAAACCTTCAGCCAATCAGTGCAGCGTCGGTATTGCCGCTAGTTGAGGGAGGCGCGGGCGCTCGCGAGAATCAACTGATTCGGATCTTAGCAGAACCACTTGTATTTGAAGACACTTCCATTGCGATCACGAATGGATTTACTATGATCTTGAATGCGAGCAATGCGAATATTTTACGTGCATTGGCTGTTGAAGATGGCGATCTAAGTGCTAATTATTCGATTGATGTTGTCTCTCCGACGTCAACGATCGATGTGATTGCGCGTGGTCCTGTAATTCTTAAAAAAGGAACTTTCGACGTGGCTGCACTTTCTTGACACTGGTATGGATGACATAGCGATTCATTTAGGACATTACACTTTCTTACGCAAATTTGGACGCGCACAGAATCGGAGACTAACCCTAACTTGACACAAACCCCCATTATATCATGGCAGCATTTACCGAGACACTAACAGCAGACGGCAGCACAGCCGTAACAGCATTCCAAGGCGAAGGAACTATTTTTATCGATGGGAACTTTGGCGGTGGCATTTTAACGATTGAAGCACAGAGTTCATTTAGTACAAATTGGATCGCACAAACAGACGGTGCAATTACCGCAGATAGTGTAGTGGATATAAAGATTGGTCCTTGCAATATTCGCTTCACGCTTGCGGGTTCGACTACCCCAGATCTTGACATTTTGTTTGTTGATAATGATGTCCGAAAAACAAGCAGGCTTACTTGATGGCTCTTTCTACTCCAATATCCCAGAATCTAAGAGGGACTCTTTCTGGTGTTTTATCAGGAGAATCCGTTCGGTATATTCAGTCTGGTAGAGTTGTTGATTTAGGTTCTAATTTTACTGATAATTTTGCTACGATTACAGACCTGTCGCCCGAAGGCAATGACGGCACGTTGAAATCAGGGCGATTGGTTCATCTTGATGGTGTCTCAGAAAAGATAACCATTGGCGACATTTCTGGGTTCTCAGGCGTTACGCGCGTCCTTCGCATTGATGCAAAGATCCGTTCAGCTTCGGAGCAAACAATCTATTGCCAAGCAAGTAACGCCCGAGAAGATGGCGTTGTTATCTCAGCGGGGCAGGTTGATAACTGGATTACTGCTTCGTTTGATATGAGCGCCTATGCAATCGGTAGCGCTAATAATGTTGTTCTAGGATGGGCAACTACCGGCGGATACACTGCCGCAGATTGGGCAGAATACACAATTATCGGAGATAATGGCGCTTCTACTGCGGAGGTAGTAATTGCTCATGGTTATTGCAATATCAGTTCAGACACATCGGCAGCAGGCCTTGATGACCTTACAATATTCGATGCATCTGGAAACAGCTTTAATGGCGCGCTCACTGGATCAGACGGTGCCACGGCAGAGGGGTCCATAGTCCCGCAAATCTCTGGAATGAATTATAACCAGTATCGATTCTTCAATGCTTCAGATACTACGGTTGCGCTTTCTTCGGTTACACTTTCAGGTGATTTTACTGTCACAGGATCTTTTTTATTAGACGCAGGTCGTACAGCATCTAGGGTTATTGCTGGAGGTGCCACAGTAGAGCGTATTCGGATAGCTTTCTCAACAGGGGCGCTTTCTATTACATTTTTTGGGGGTGCAAGCGTAACCTTTTCGACACTAGTTGTGCCGTTCGGTGATGGGGTTGTTCGGGACTACACAATAACCCGGACAGGTTCTGCTATAACCGCAACTATAAGTGGGATTGGTAGCGAGGAAGTTACTAGTACCCCAACTATAGATTTAACATTTGTGGAAATAGGCGGACTTGGTGGCATCTTTGAATTTGGCGGTCTTATCTTTAATACAGATTTTAATTCTCAAGCAGCTTATCTCGGATATGGTCTTACTCCTTGGGAGGACACAATTGGGAGCAACAACGGGACAGAAGGCGGAGCATTTTCAGACATTCTTTGCCCTGAATCTGACGCGAGCAGTATAGTTGACGCTCTCGGCAATGCTATTTCTGACCCTCGCACAAACACAAAAGTACTGAACCTAGTAGGGGACGGAGATTCGATCCAAGTGCCTGCGAATGCCACACTCGACACGACGAAAACCGTCGTCGTATGGATTTGGCACGATGCAACCACGAAGACCGTGGTCGATCTAGGCACACCGACAGTTGGAACGACTACAACAGATTTGACCTCAAGCGGCTTTACAGGCGTACTTTACTTCGTCGACGGCGTGAGTGGCACGACCCTTTCGGCTGGATGGAATTACTGCACTGTTGTTTCTACGGCAGCTCTAGCAACTGACGGCGTTGATCAGCTCCAAAAAAGTAGTCATCTTATATGCTACACGCAGGAATTTGTCGCGGCAGACGCACTTATAAATTTCAACGCAACGAAATCTCAATATGGACTTTAATCATGGCCGATGTATTTATAATTTTAAGCGATAGTAGTTTTAAAAATAAGGCTGCTCCAACAGCATTACTTAATAAGTTTAAGGTTCGTCCACAAAAAAATGAGGATAAAAATGGAGCTCCAGTAACACCTTTGCCTTACACATTGGAAACCGCATTTAATGCGATGAAGAGTCGAGCCGGTAAGGCGTTTCCTATTGTTGTTGCTGCTGGTGTCCCTCCCGTACGAACTGAAGTCGGAGTGACACATTGGATACTTCCTTTAAATAATATAGGAGGGAGCACAGATAAACTTTTAATTGAAATGTCTAAGGTTGAGGGTGTTGATTATGCGAATATAAAACTATCCACAATAGAGTGTCTCCACTTCTTGAAAACTGGGGAATTGCCAGAAGACTAATAAATAAATTTTTACAATACAAAAAACCTCAAATTAAATTATCATTATGGCTAAAAAAGTAATGCGTAGAATAACGAGAAGGCCGCCGAGCAAGATCGTGAAGAAAGCACCTAAAAAAATTGTTAAGAAGGAAATTCGAAGAATAAGAAAGATAGAATGAGCAATTCAAATCCAGAAAAGCGTTTATTGATTTATGCGTGTTCTGTGATTTCAGTTATTGGAATGCTTTGCTTGGCCATCGGCGTGCCATTTGGAAGCGATTTAGTTCGTCAAATTTCTGAATCAACTAAGAAGGATGTAAGGCAAGATGCTGAAATAAAACATTTGCAATCAAAGGTTGATAAAATGGAACTGGTTCTTGATCGAGTTTCTCGAAACGGTGAAGGGATTGCTCGGATTGAAGGAAGGCTTTTGTTATGGGAACCAGAGGAAATGGAAATCGGAAAAAAGTAAAGATATTTTAAATGAAAACGATTATTATACTAGTAGCATTTACATTCCTTGCGGGTTGCCAATCCTCACGTCCGATTAAGACAAAGGTCGAACTGCAAATAGATAAGGCCACAGTCTTCAGTTACAGTTCAGAGAAGGATTTTTTTTATTCGCGAACTGGAACTGATCCAAAGACTGGAATCATTGAGAAAATAGAAGTTCGTGCTGATGCTTCATCAGCTTCTTACGCTCAAGCAGAACGAGATAAAATTCGAGAACAAGCAAGTGCAGATCGTGCGATCGCTCTAAAAGATTCAGTAGCCGCTTTAGTAAATCTCGCTGCGAGAACTGCTAACCCATTGCCAGCTAACCCATTGCCAGCTAACCCATTGCCCGATTAACGAATGTCAACGCCAGAAAAGGAAAAGCTTTTAAGTGAACTTGAGGAGTTTTCTGGCCATGTGATACTTGTCCACGGGTTCAATGTAAAGGATGGTGGTAAAGGCACAACCGACGGCTTGCGCTCGCACTTTGAGGATGAGGGCTTTGAGGTGTTGGAGTTCGATACCGGCTGGCGCTTTCTAGCTGGCGTGCGGTGGGGTAATGCCAAACGTGCCCGACGCCTCGCACGCATGATTAAGCCGGGCGATATTCTAGTCGGTCATTCAGACGGCTGTAATTTGATCAACCTTGCCAGTTGGCATCTTTCTGGAAGTGCTGAAAAAAAGCCTGCTACGGTTGTGTATCTTAATCCCGCGTTGGATCGCGATACCCAACTCGCTCCACAGATACTGGGCGCACTGGTCTTTTCGACAATGAGTGATCGTGTAGTGCAGCTTGCTAGTTGGCTCAGCTTCCATCCCTGGGGGGATATGGGTCGGGTCGGGTATAGTGAAGAATCTGCTTTTAATGATTCCCGATATGTCAATGTCACTTACGAGCACCTCGGCATAATGAAGCCGGGGCACTCTGGCGCTTTAAAAAAAACTTGCTACCGGAAGAAAGTGCTTTCCCGTATCCAGATTTTTCTTCAATCTTATCAAAATGATTAAATCTTATCTTCTCACCTTTCTCGCTGTAATTCTTTTCCCGATTGTATGTACAGCTGAGCTTATACAATTGCAACTTAATGGGGTGGCAATCACCTCACAAAGTGTCACGTCCATAGAACATTCCGATGTAACTATAGTCTTAGCCGAGGGTGACATCGCGGAAGTAATTTCAATAGCAGGGAATGGAGATACTGCCTATCTAGAGGTTATCTTTGCTAACGATACTCATTTCTTGCCACTTATTGGCACGGATAATGGGGATGACGCGCGACGCGATTATATAATACTTGGACCAGTTTCTATAACGCTGACAAACCGCGGCTCATTGGATGCAACAACTCCGCCCACTTTGAGATACCTCACGCTGATAGAGGTTACAAGGGGCGGAATCCAATCGGGAGGTATCCCCCTCCCCTACGATGACAATGACCCCACGGCAACCTACAAGGTGTTCATGCAAGTCAGTCCTGACTTGCAAACATGGAGTTTTGCACGTCCCGGTGGCTATGATGCCAGTGGCGGTGATCAGTTTTTTCGAGTGCACATGGTCAAGAAGAAGCGCAGGTAACTGTTCGATAAAATCGAACAGTTCAAGAAAAAGTAAAAAAGTTCGTAGTTTGTATTGACAAATGGAGAATCTTCATCTTGTTTAGAGATATGCACAGAGAATGCATACTATAAAATACAAATTAAATGACAAACTTACCGGATATTTTACCGAGTCAATCGGAAACGGTGCAGGCCATTAAAGCTTACTGGAAGACTCGCGGTGATAGCGAACCGGCCAGAGGGTATTTAGGAGCCTCTTCAATCGGAATAGAATGTTCACGCGAACTCTGGTATTCATTTAGGAAGTGTTCTGAGCCTTCCTTTGACGGACGTATGTACAGGCTCTTTAATAGAGGGCACAAGGAAGAAGCTCGCTTCGTTGAGGAATTGCGTGGGATCGGATGTGAAGTGCACGAATTCGACGAGAATGGAAATCAGTTTAAAGTGATTGCGTGCGATGGTCATTTCCTAGGTCACACAGATGGAGCGGTACTGGGATTACTCGAAGCTCCCAAGACCTGGCACTTGCTCGAGATGAAAACAAGTAGTTCGAAGATATTTGCTAGGATTAAATCTAAGGGCATTGAGAAGGAAAAGCCTCAGCATTTAGCACAGATGCAGGTTTATATGCACCTGACCGGTCTTAAGCGAGCCTTGTATCTAGTTGTGAACAAAGATACCGACGAGCTCTATTCAGAGCGGGTTCGCTATGATAGTGTGCGAGCAAAGGGGTATATCGACAAGGCTCAGAGTATAATTGACGCTTCTTCGCCGCCTGCTCGGATTAGTGAGAAGGTTGATTCGTTTGCGTGTAAGTTTTGCGATGCAAGGGAACTTTGCCACGGGGTCTCTGAGGTGGCCGTGAAAGTTCCGGCAATACATTGCCGCAATTGTTCACACTCAACTCCTATATCGGACGGCAAGTGGCGATGTGACCATCATTCAAAGGAGATTGACGGGACCCCGTGTGAGGATCATATTTTCCTTCCCGGACTGATAAACTTCGCAGAGCCGACAGACTCTTTTTCAAATAAAGACGGATCAACTGCGATTGAGTTTACAAGTGAGGATGGTACAGTCTGGCACCATGGATCGGATACGGACGGAGGGCAGTTCAACTCTTATGCTTTAATGAACACCTCGCGCAATCTTGTCACGCTGCCAAATCCTAAGAAGCCGGGTGCTAAAGGATCAAACCTTGAAGCTCGCTACTCTTCATCGCTTGATAACGTGAAGTCTGTCTGGAAGGGGTATGCCCGTGACGTTCAGGAAGAATTTCAACGGAGGTATAAAGTCCCTATAGGAAATCCGAATCAAACGCAAGAAGGGGATGGCTGGACTGCGGCTGAGTTTTATCCGCATTGCTGCGTGATAATGTTCGGAAACGCTGCTGAAATTCGAGAAGACACTACCCATAAAAACAATGAAAATGAGTAAAAGAATTATGATATATAAAAAAATAATAGGATATACGTTAATCTTTGCAACATTTTGTTCAATTACCTCCCTTGGTTTGGGGTATGTCTCACAAAATTTAGTCAAAATGATTGAGATTTGTGGGGTATCTTTAATGATGGCCTTCTGTCTTTGGGTCGGAGTCAGAATGACTGGGGACGAAGATTAAGTAAAAACAACTACGAACAAAGGGTAAAAAATGAGAATGAAAAAGAAGAAAGATAATAAATTGGGCATAGTAATAAAAATGTCGTCGTGGATGTTGCGAAGACGGGAAGTCAAGCGAGGATTCTTTAAACCAAAAATAGATAATTTAAAAGGAGGAAATTATGAGTGATAAAAGAGAGGAAATTCGTGATGCTCAAGTGCAGATCGAAGACATAATTGAAGAGTTACAAGACAAGGAAAATATTTGTATTTTCCAATTGAAGGTCGTTTCCAAAAGGGGCGACAGACCAATTATTCATTTAATTGAAGACAAAAGGGGGGCACTATGAGCTTTGAATTAGCAGACATAAAAAAAGGGGTTGAAAACAAAGCCCCTAGAATAATATTGCTGGGAGTTGAGAAGGTGGGAAAATCAACCTTTGCTTCTGAAGCAGACAATCCAATCTTTTTGCCGATCGCAGGCGAAGAAGGCATTGATGGTTTAGATGTCGCAAAGTTCCCGCCCGCAGAAAAGATCGAAGACGTCTTTGAAGCTATGACGACGATCATTAAAGAAGAGCATGATCATAAGACATTTGTCATTGATTCTGTTTCTGCACTCGAACCTGTGATATGGCGGGGGTTATGCCGCGAAGGCAATGTGCAAACAATCGAAGAATATGATAAGGGATGGGGCAAAGGATATGTCGCGGCAGTCAATAAATGGCACGAACTTATGGCCGGCTTTGACATGATCCGTAAAAAATCAATTAGCATCATATTGATCGGACATGTTAAAGTAAAACGGTTCGATGACCCTCTCGGATTATCGTTCGATCAATATCAGTTCGACGTACATGAAAAAGTGAACCTAGCCTTACAACGATGGGCTGACTGTATTCTTTTTGCTAACTCTGAAACAACTGTAAGGAAGGAAGAGATTGCACACAAGAAAGAGAAGAATATCGGCATGGATTTGTCTGGGAAACATTACCTTTACACTCAGAAACGGCCAGGACATCCAGGCGGCGGACGTGGGGTATATGGGCAGTTGCCGTATAAGATGGATTTCAAGTGGGAGGTTTTCTCAAAGGCCGTATCAGAAGCGGCTCAAACTAATAAATAAAAAAATAAAGAAAGTATAAAATAATGACAGACATATCACAGTACACAGACCAGTTTGATCCCGCAGACCATAAGGAGTTTGACGACTCCCCATTGCCCCTTGGCGATTACTACGTTGAAATTGAGGACGTAATTTTCAAGGAAACCAATAACAAAAAAGGGAAAGGGTTAAACATAACCTTCAATGTATTAGGAGACGTTCACGATCATAAGCATGGAGGACGTAAATTATTCGGATGGTTTACTTTGCAACATGAAAGCGCGGAGGCTGAGAGAATTGGACGAAACGACTTCTATTCTTTGAAGTTGGCGATCTGCGATCCCACCTTAACCGATACAGATGCTTTGATCGGTGAGAATTTCGTCGCTCGAGTTGGCAGCGTGAAAGATAAAAGAGACGGGACAATGGGGATCAAAATCAAGAAATATATGGTGCGCGAAGGTTACGTCCCAGGACCTAAATTAGTCGAAGCTCCAAAGAAAGAGGGCATAACAGTCCAGGTAGACGGGGAAGTGAAGAACTTTGATCCTGCTACTGGTAAAACACTCATGCCATGGGATGCGGGGTACCAAAAATGAGCAATTCATTATCCGGAGTAGTCTCTTTAGACGACATTGCTTCCTATTTATTGCCAGAGATAAAAAAAGATGTAGCAATAGCAATGGCTGCTGCTCGATATGAAGAGGCCAAAGCTCCGATTGAAGCTTACGCCTCAGCCCTAGTTGCTGCTCGATATGAAGAGGCCGAAGCAAAGAAACGACGCATTGAGATTGAAGAAAAAATCTTAGAGAGATATGAGCTTGAAGAGTCTGGAAGCAAAACTGTGAATACTGATAACGGACTGAAGATCACGCTAAAAACTAGCGTATCTCACAAACTCGATAAGGGGCATGAAATGCCTGATTCTTACCTAAAGGTCACCACGAAGACTGATCTTGATGTAGCTAAATATGAGCTACTCAGAACGCGCGACCCTATGGAATTTGGGCGCATTTCAAAATGGGTAACTGTGACACCACGCAAAGGGGCGGTCACGGTCGCAGTCGTATAACTTAGGAATAAGTGAAGTCGGTGCGCCTGTCTCGCTGTTCAGGTCGTTAAATGAAAATCAGCCTAAATAATCCAGCCGACACAATTTACACAGAATAAAATAACCAATAACCAATAATCAATAATAATATGGAAATTACACGAGAAGAAATGATGGAGCTTGTTCAATTCGATCGGGACAAAAATGGCACAGGTTACGTTAAAACTGTAAAAGGCGATGTCCGGTGCGATGTCGTTGGCAGTGTCGGTGGCAGTGTCCGGGGCGATGTCCGGGGCGATGTCCGGGGCATCGTCGGTGGCAGTGTCTGGGGAGATGTTGGGGGAGATGTTGGGGGCAATGTCCGGGGCGATGTCCGGGGCATCGTCGGGGGCAATGTCCGGGGCGATGTAAGGGCGATTTAATCCACTAATATATGATACAATTACCAAGAGGATGCTCACCCCTAGGCCATACCAGGAAGATGCTATTGCAGCCGTCAATGCGGCCTTAGCAGAACGAAGCGATAACCCTGCCATTGTCTTACCGACAGGATCAGGGAAGTCGCTCGTTATGGCATTAATGATCCATAGGTGGATTGAGAAATGTCCACAAATGCGAATCATGGTCTTGGCTCATCGGAAAGAACTAGTTGAGCAAAACGCTTTGGAATTACAGAGTGTTGATGCCTCTCTTTCAATCGGGGTATTCTCTGCATCGCTCAAGCGAAGAGAAACACTTCATTCAATTACGTTTGCGTCAATTGATAGTGTCTCGAAGAAAGCCGGGGATTTTCCACCTCAAGATGTATTACTTATTGATGAAGCACACCGGATACCGGTAAGAGGTGAGGGAAAGTATCGAAGATTTATTGATGCTATGAAAGCTCGGACCCCGGATCTTCGTATCGTCGGTTTGACCGCAACACCATATCGTTTAGGGAGCGGACCGATTTGTCATAAAGATCACATCTTGAACCACATTTGTCATGAATCAAATGTTGGCGATTTGATCAGACAAGGGTATTTGTCGAACATTCGTACAGTACAAGGCGAACACTCAAATCTTGATCTAACAGGAGTGAAAAAGACGGCAGGTGAATACAATTTAAAGGAGCTTTCGGTTCGAGTCGATCAGACCGATGTTATATCTCAGGCAGTGCAGGATCTTGTCTTGAAAGTGAGATATGAAAAGAGAAACAGCACAATAGTTTTCTGCATCGACACTGAACACTGCAAACATGTTAAAAATGAATTGCGAAAATATGGAATAGATGCGCCTTACATTTTAGGAACAACAGCGATTAAGGAACGAGATAAAATCGTTGAATCTTTTCGGGCTGGATATCTTCATTGGATGCTTTCTGTCAATTGCTTCGGTGAGGGTCTAAATGTGAAGCGAATCGATTGTGTGGGAATGCTTAGACCAACTCAAAGTAAGGGGCTTTGGGTGCAAGCGGTGGGCCGTGGATTGCGATTATTTGAGGGCAAGAAGGATTGTTTGATTCTTGATTATGGAGATAACATAACACGGCACGGGCCTATTGATTATAACGATTCAGGCGAAGTGAAATTAGCGACATGTGATGAATGCTCTAATGTGTTCAGCCGTGTCATTAAGGTGTGTCCATCGTGTGGGTGGGAAATCCCGTCAAGGCAAATTCAGATGTTTGAAGCTGAAGGTGAACGTGAGAAGATTATGCACGCCGCAAAATCTAAGTCAGGGATGCTACTAAATGAGCCAAAATGGGCTGCCGTAGATGGAGTCAGACTTCGACTACACAAGAAGGCCGGCAAGCCTGATTCAGTCCTGATCGAATTTCATTGTGGCATGATGCTGGCAAGGCACTGGCTATGCCTGGATCATGACGGATATGGAAGCGTTCAGGCTTATCGGTGGCTTTGCAATATGTCCCTACCAGTGTATGACAGCGCGTCCGATATGCTGAGTAAGTGTGATGGAGCGCTTATTATGAAGTCTGTGAAGAAGATTTTAGTCCGGTATGAAGGCAAATATCTGAAGATTGCTGCCTACGGGGTAGAAAGAAATGGAAGTATTTTAATTATTTAGCAAACTTGTATTGACAACCGAATTATGGCACGTAAAGTTGACCTTGAATCAGGCAGACAGTCTGAAATTAACTAATAAATAAAAAAGATATGAGAGATAAAATTATGACAAGAGAAGAATACATGAAAGAGTGTGAACGCCTGCTAGCGAATGCAACCTATGCTGCCTGCCAGGCAACATTATCATTTGAACTTTTAGAAATAGCTACGGCTGAAAAGGATAGCATTGCCGAAGAATTGAAAGACTACAATGCAGCAGTAGCATTTGCCCAGGAAAATGCTCAGGAACTTACAACATTCCTAGCGACCGCATACGGATCACCATCATTTCTAAAAATATAAAGACCATGAGCGATACACCGAGAACCGATCGACATCGTCAATATGCCCCGCGAATCTCATTACTAGAGTACACAAGCATGCTAGAGAAGGAAGCCGATCAAATGACAAAGCTTTACGTCAAGCTTATCCATGAAAAGGGATTATTGGAGTTGGCACTTGAAAAATCAAATAGAGAATTGAGCAACTTGAGACATCAAGCTTCAATTGATAGAGATGACAAAAAATAAAGAAAACAAAACTAACTCGCCGCGTTTTGTGTGGCGATATAAAGGAGAATATAACTCATCTGAAGAGATGTCCGTACAGCTTCAAGAAGAAGAAATACTCTATAGATTTTCTTCTGTTGTAGGATATACGATTAAACCTGACAGATTTTACCCGTGGCATGATACCCGCTGTCGAAACTCAGAAGATAAGGCGCAGATTTGCTGCGAAAAATACCTTGCTCGGAATCTTAAAGCTGAAGGGCAAAGGTTGATACGCCAAGCAGATATTCTGTCTAACAAGCAAGAGCCCTAATGAAAATTGTTACGTTGCCATTGCCTTCTAAGATTCTTTCTCCGAACGCTCGAGTTCATTGGATGCGCCTGTCTGTGGCAAAGAAGGCGGCTCGGAGGTTGGCAGCAATGATGGCGTTTCATCAAGTTGGAATCTATAAATTCGAGGGATATAGGTTGGACTTTTATTGGCCGGACGCTCGAAGGAGGGATGACGACAATGCAAGTACTTCCTGTAAGGCTTATCTCGACGGGATTTCCGACTGTGTAGGGCAGGATGACTCAAATTGGAAACATAACGGTGTCCAATTTTTTATAGATAGAAAAAACCCAAGGGTCGAAATTGTATTCACACAACTATGAAACATCTAAAATACGAATATATAACAGCAGCGGAATGTGGCAAGCCTGGTCATGCCCAAGAGGTAATGAAGGAACTGGGCATAACATACCAAACCAGCACGCCCCAATCGACGCTCGATCAATTTTGGTTCTGGAACTGTAAGGGAATACCCGAACTGCTAAAATATATAACGGAACTTGAACTCTATCCGATGGATTGCCTCGGATGGGGACTACTCTCCCGAAAAGAGGCGGAATCAATACGCGATTATGAAAATTGATTACCTAGAAGAATACGCCAGTAATAAATGCTTTTACTGGATAGAAACTGAGAAACAGGCAGATGCATTCACTTCATTTGCTAAAAAGATCAAGCTAAATTGGCGCTCAGGAGAACCGATTGAACTAGTTAATGTTGGAAAGCCAATTTGTATTTTTGCAGATGGGAACAGTAGATTTGCATATATGGTTTGTTTTTGGCATCCGGACTATGGATACAAAATAAGATGCGCCATCGCAGCCAACGAGGAATGAAGAAATTCTCACAATTTAAGAGTGTAAGGTGTGTTCAGCCTGCAACTGAGCCAATTAACGCGTTGGAGCTTATTGAGATCATACGTAGCGATGTCCATAAGGCAACTTGTGAGGCGATCCGCGTTGCTCCAGACAAAGACTGTAGGAGTAAAATAAAAGCAAAACTCCCTGTAGTCACCGCAAGCGGCCGGTTTTCTAAGAGAGAGGCGGCTGGATTTATACAACACTCTGGTATATTGATCGCGGACGTTGATCTTGAAGATAATCCGCAGTTGATCGAAGAAGTTCAAATGTATCGAATCGTTACTCAGCTTTGCGAAGATTCTAACACACACTTACTCTTTGTTTCACCTTCGGGCGGATTGAAGGTCGGGGTGAAGGTTGATGCAGTAGACAGTCGTACGCATAAGTCTTCGTTTATGTCGGTTCGGTCATGGTTCAATGATACGTACGGGCTAGTGATTGATAACGCGTGCAGTGACGTCTCGCGGCTATGCTTCCTCTCTTACGATCCGAAGGCTTATTATAATGCAAATTCAAAGGTCATAAAGACAATTGAAATTAAGAAGGATGATCGCCCATACTGGGAACCTCAGAAATCAATACAATCAAAGGAAGGCCTCACTCCGGGCGATGACTTCAGCAAAAAGACTGATCCATCGGACATGCTTAAAGCAAATGGCTGGAAGACTCAAAATGGGAAACAATGGACTCGCCCAGGAAAGTCTAGCGGTGTGTCCGGAACGCTCGGGGTCACCGCCAATAATCAGTTCTGGTGCTGGTCCTCTTCAGCCATGCCACTTGAAGCGAACAAATCATATAACCCGTTCGCACTGTATGCTGCCTTTTACCATGCAGGGAAGTATCAAGAGGCAGCAATTAAGCTTGCAGCAGATGGATACGGGCAACCATTGGACGCGAAGCTTCCAAGCGCAGCGGTGGCAACGATTGAAGCATTGATCGTCAACGAAATGAAGAAGGATAAAGACTCATGGAAACCAATTAAGGCTGAAATTGATAAAGCGAAATCTAAAATCAAACCAAAAGACCCCAATTCTGAGAACCAATTTCTTGAGGCGCTGCGTAACATTGCGGCGTCAACAGAGGAAAATATCAAAGCAATGAAGAAACGGGCGCAAGAGGCAGTCTTTATCTTGCCAGAAATTGCCATGATTGGAGATTGCACAATTTTAAATGCAGGCCCGAATATAGGAAAAACTCTGCTCACGCTTTGGCTGTTAACAAAACGTGATAAAAAGAAGACGAAGCATCTTGAAATTTTTTATATCAATGCGGACGACTCCTTTAATGGCGGCATTGAAAAAATGGAAATTTTAAAGGATGAGGGAATTATTACACTCATCCCAAATCAAAATGGGTTTGATTCTGGAAACTTATCAAAAATAATCAAAGCAGCGATCGACGAGGATGTTTGCGGACGGATGGTCATCATTCTTGATACACTGAAAAAGTTTGTGTCAACAATGGATAAGGGTGATGCACGGATCTTCAACATTATGGTGCGGACATTTACGCAAGCCGGGGGCACTCTCATCGCGCTCGCACATATAAATAAAAAAAAGGACAGTGACGGCAAGTCCATTGGCGAAGGTGTTGGGGATTTTCAAAGCGATTTTGACTGTGCCTACATTATCGAAAGCGACAAATCTAATAGCGGAAGTTCGACTCGAACAGTTGTGTTTGAGAACATGAAGCTTAGAGGACCGAACTCAATGAAGGTCATTCTTGAGTACGATTCAAGTGAGAAGAAATCTTGGCATAAGAGATTTCAGTCTGTTGTTCAGATCGAAACATGGAAAGCAAAAGAGAACGAAGCAAAGAAGAAAGAGAACGAAGCAAAGAAGCGACTGGAGAATCAACTGAAGATCGATCAACCGATCATAGATTATATCGCTGAAGTCTTAGCCGAGGGTCCACAGTCAAGTACGTCCATTTCGAGGAATAACCTTGATATTCCTGCAAGCGGAAGCACTCGTCAGAGAATGAAAGTCCTTGATAGATATGTCGGAAAGCACTGGGGGAAGTCAAAACAGCAATCCGGCATGTGGAAGAACCAATTCCCTTTTAGTTACTATTTACTGAAGAAGGGCGAAACCCAATAACCAACACGAATAAAAATATGAAAATAAAACACATACTAAAAACAATCCTGTTTTCCTCTTTAATAGGTGGAAGCATTTGCCAAGCAAACGAATTAAAAAACTCAGGATTTGAGGGAGATTGGCTGGCATTTGGAAATGCCTACATCGAAGATGTACAACCGAGAAGCGGCGAATGGCACGGAAAGCTCTTCGGGAACTGGACAGACTTTATAAACTATTCTGGGATGTATCAGGATATAGAAATATCATCTGGTAAAGGATACATAGCGGAGATGTATGCGTTAAATCATTCATCGGATCCGATGTCTTCAGAAAATAGAGTTCTATTGAAACTTGAGTTCTATGCTTCAGATAAGGAGCTTCTGCTAACAGTAGAATCTCCTTATATCGACTCTGGAGTGTATGATACGTATGAGCACATTTCCGTTCAAGCAGATGCGCCTGAAGGAACTACGTCGGCTCGTATTATCGCGCTATTTGAGCAAGTAGATTACAACGACGGTTCTATTAGTATTGATGACATTACCTTGAATCGGACTTCAATACCAGAAAATCAAGTAATTTTCTGGCGTCGATCGAATAAAAGCCTGGTGGACATGTCATATACAATGCCCTATTACTGGAACCCCAATGAGTTTTGGATGCTTCGAGGGCAGAACATTCCTACAGATCTTAGTGATTATAAATCTTTAGACCTTTTTTTGTACTCTGAGTACGCAAATGGACAGATTCTAACCATTACGATAACTTCAGAAAACCACGAAGTCAGTGGATGGGATTATTTCTATCATCATCTCACGGTGGATTGGACAGGTTGGAAAGACATAAGTCTTTCTTTTAAGGACGACTTTAAAAGTGCCAAAAGCCCCTTAGGCTGGCACAAAATTGATTGGATAAACATACACTCATATGGATGGGGACACTCAATCAAGGCAGACACAGAACTTTGGTTTGATATTTCTGAAATTACTCCTTAATTGTAAAATTTCAGGAGATTTAGGGGAATATTAACCAATCCGAAAGGAATAAATGAAATACGAAGAATTAGCAGCAGAACGAATTAGCTCCTATTTAACTCTTGGATCCCACCATTCAACTAAAGAAGCACAGACCGAAATTGCTGAGATAATCTCAAAGGCAAAGAAGGATACCGCTCTTTCTCATCACCCCCAACTCTCGAATTTAGCGAAGTTGAGTCTACTTTCTGTCAGTGTGTGCGAAGCGAAAGTGGCAAGGATTAAGCATGAAACATGGGAGGAAGTCATGGATTCTGAAGCTTATACTGAAGGGATGACAGTACTTCGTGAAAGAGGATACTGGATTATACAGGATCTTAACCAATAACCAATAACACTATGAACCCAAAATCCAAAGAACAAATCGAGATCGACGAAATAGATGAGAAAATCATTGTAATAATGAAGGAAATGGAGACAGAAAATGTCAGGCATAACAATATCATAAATAAACTTCATTCCGTTGAACAAGGCCTCTGGGATACTAGATCAGGACTTTCAAGAAGGAAATGGAGACAGAAAATGTCAGGCATAACAATATCATAAATAAACTTCATTCCGTTGCACAAGGCCTCCGGTATACTCGATCAGGACTTTGAACACGTTATGCTAGAAATACTAAAATTCATCTTATCCCGCACTTGGACGTGCTGCCTTTTTATCTTTATAATCCTAGCAATCGGCATTTCTCTTAATTGGATAATTTGCGGCATTAACGGAGAATCGATTACCATTCTTAGGGTCAGGTAATCAATTTAAAAATTATTATTCAATTTCAGAAGTTGCTGATATTCTTGGAAAAAGTACAGAAACTCTTAGAAGATGGGATAAAGATGGAAAATTACCGGCATTAAGAGAGCCTATGAGTAATTATCGTGTTTATCGAAAAGAACAATTACAAATATTTCCTGAATTCAATGATGCTGAGAATAAACAAGTAGAAAGTAATTTTGTTGAAGCTAATAATGCTTATTCAGTTCTTGAATTATTTGCTGGTGCTGGTGGATTAGCTATTGGGATGGAACAGGCAGGAATAAAATGTATGGCATTAAACGAAATTGATAAGTGGGCATGCCAGACTCTACGTGTAAACAGGCCAAACTGGGATGTATTAGAAGGTGATATTAGAAATTTTGATTTTTCGAAGTACAAGAAACAAGTTGATATTGTAACCGGAGGGTTTCCATGCCAAGCGTTTAGTTATGCTGGAAAAAAGTTGGGGCTGAATGATGCTAGAGGAACGTTGTTTTATGAGTTTGCAAGAGTAGTTCAAGAAGTGAAACCAGCAATTTGCATTGGTGAGAATGTTCGTGGTTTACTGAGCCATGAAAAAGGTAAAACACTTAAAGGCATGATTTCAATATTAGATGAAATTGGCTACAATGTTATGCCAGTTCAAGTGCTTAAGGCTATCAACTATAAGGTTCCTCAGAAGAGAGAAAGACTTATTCTTGTAGGAGTAAGAAAAGATATTGATTTAAAGTATGAATATCCGTTGCCGTATGAACGGATTTATAATTTAAAGGACGCCCTAAATAAGGGTGAGCTTTATGATACGAATGTTCCGAATTCCAAAGGAACGGAGTATCCTGAACATAAAAGAAAGGTTTTGGATTTGGTTCCTCCTAAAGGCTACTGGAGAGATTTACCATTGGATATTCAGAAAGAATATATGCAGAAAAGCTTTTACTTGGGGGGAGGGAAAACAGGAATGGCACGAAGAATTGGTTGGGATGAACCGTGTTTGACATTAACTTGTAGTCCTGCGCAAAAGCAAACGGAGAGATGTCATCCAGATGAAACAAGACCGTTTAGGATAAGAGAATATGCCCGAATTCAAACATTTCCAGATGACTGGAAATTTGAAGGTTCATTGTCACAGCAATATAAGCAGATTGGCAATGCTGTTCCAGTTAACCTTGCAAAGGAAATAGGTTATTCATTAGTGAAATTCTTAAATGAATATTACTTGAAATCAAAAAGATCCGAAGTTTTAATCTCTTCCGCGAGTGTTAAATAACCATTCTCGAAAAAGTCTTCATTATCTATTTCAAGAATCAAAGCATCCAATTCTGAAACAACTTTATAATACTTCCAAACCTGCAAAGCAAGAGTAGTTAGCCGTTAACGCTGAATATTCCCAGCCGGGTCAGACTTAGTAGTAGACGACCGGGCACAGTGCGCAACCGTTCACCATTTTGACAAGTACAGGAAAATTCCCTATGCCGTACTCACTGTACTTACTGTACTTACTGTACTTACTGTACTTACTGTACTTACTGTACTTAGCGTACTTGCTGTACTTAGCTCTTAAATATTAACTCTATTTACCACTATATATATAGGGGGTAAGTACACCAAGTACAGTAAGTACAGTAAGTACACTAAGTATGGCATAGGGAATTTGCCTTTTTTGACCTTTTTTGCGGTTCTTTATACAGCAAAGATGAATATTTGTAATTTTCTTAATTTTACTTTTTTGAACCTTTTGTACAGAATAGATGAATATTCGTAATTTAATTCAACTTTACTATACATCTTGTATTGACATGATGGAAATAATGCTACAGATCTTTATTCATGGTTAAGAAACACTGGAAAAATAGAGGGGGGACAAAATCTTTTACGATTCGTCTGCCTCTTAAAACATTGGAACAATTGATCGAATTGAAGGCGGCCTTGGAGACATCGACAACTCAAGTTGTGATCGATGCAATTGATGAAAAAAAGGAAAAATATGATGAGGAAAAGAAGATGCAATCTTTGAAATGAGACTAAACAACTTATGCAAACTCACTATGAAATAAATGAGAATGATGCACCAATCCACATGCACCCTGTGGATACAATGGAACCATTGAAGGATGAAAGAAGAGATTTATCAGAGGTCCTCGTCAGAGTAGTTGCATGGTTGATTACTGGAGGAAAACTTAACCACATAGCCGCGAGAAACATGATATTGGCAACTGCACTACAAATCGGACAGGATTCACAGTCTTATCAAGACATAGCGGTGATCACAGGCCTTACCAGATCAGGCGTTCAGCTCATGGCCAAGGAATTTGAAGGACAATTCGGAATTAAAACATACAACTCAAGAAATGAAAGGAATCGAAGAAAATGTCAGAAAGCACAGAAATTACGTCAGAAATAGATGAGATCAAGATACTCGATAAAATAGCTTGCCAGGAGGTCGACGATGCTAAGGCAGGTATAAAGTATGCATTAAAAGCAGCAAGGAAGGTGGCATTTGAGCTGAATGCTCTCGAAAGTCAGGTCGGGGCAAGAAAGTTTGCTTTGATCATTCAGGCGAACTTTGACGAAGGCTTTAAGTCCAGAGTGAAGTCATACAGGAAGACTTTAAAGGCGGATCCAAGACAAAGCATGCTGTCTCTCGAGTTATTGCCACCAGCGAGCAGTGAGAATACCCCCGCTCTCGTCAAGGTGCAGCCATTCTTCTCATGGGTGAACAAAGTCACAGGGTATCTCAGGAAGGCACATGCCCCTCTTCCTCAAGCTGAGATCATAGTACTTAAAGCTCTGATTAAAGAAATTGATCGGATAAAGGAGGAAGGAAAGGCCCTAGATGAAGTCGTAGAAAAATGTTAAACACCAACATAGGTGAATATGGCTATATCACATAATTTAACCACAAAGAATGCCAATTATGGGGGACCCCCTATGCAAGGAATCTCTTAAACATATGACCCACAAGGGTTAGGCGCCT